CGCCTTTTAAAGTATTTAGACCGACTAAGACAGGAATCTGCGTTCCAAGATACTTTGGAGTTAGTAAATTTGGAGCACCCAATGAAGATAAACGACCAACACCCACCCGCATCTCCGCCAAATTTAATGGAACTCTCAGAGATTCTACCCGGCAAGTTGAAGCATTTAATAAGGCTATTGAAGTCGGTCATGGCATTCTCAGCCTTCCATGTGGATTCGGCAAGACCACGGTTGCGTTAGCCGTCGCGTGTAAGTTGGGATATCGCACCATGATCGTCGTACACAAGGAGTTTCTTGCGAATCAATGGAAGGAACGAATCAAACAATTTTGTCCCGGCGCGACGATTGGAGTCGTTCAACAAGACAAGAAGGAGGTCGACTGTGATTTTGTCATCGCAATGTTGCAATCCTTGAGTCTCAAAGAATATTCATTTGGGGATTTTGATTCGATCGGAACCATGATCGTCGATGAAGCGCATCACATTTGCGCGAAAGTCTTTTCACAATCCCTCTTCAAAATCGTTCCCAACCATATTTTTGGACTCTCGGCGACACCGTTCCGAAAGGATGGTCTCACGAAGGTGCTACATTGGTTCATGGGTGATACCTTCTTCTCGATCGAGAGGAAGAATCAAGACGATGTGGACGTTTTTCCAATCGAATTTAATTGTGATAGATTCACGGATCCACCACCGTGTAGTCGTTTTGGTAAATTATCCCTACCGACACTCATCACCGAACTGACTGAGATGCGACAAAGAAATATAGTCATCGTGAAATTATTGAATACATTACTGAAGACAACTCGACAGATTCTAGTGTTGAGTGATCGACGATTTCATTGTGAATTATTACATCAGTCATTCCCAAAATCATCTGGGCTGTATATGGGTGGTATGAAGGAGGAAAAATTAAACGAATCGAGTAAGAAAAGAATAATATTCGCGACGTATAGTTTGGCACACGAGGGTCTCGACATCCCAAGTCTCGATACGGTCATATTGGCGACACCTAAATCAGACATCGTTCAATCAATTGGGCGAATCATGAGAGAAACGAAGGGTAAAAAAAATAATCCACAAATTTACGATATGTTTGATCAATGGTCTGTGTGCTTCGCGATGTATAATAAACGTCTGCGAGTTTACAAACAAGGTGGTTTCAACATCCCTAAATCAAAAGAAGAACCAAAAGATACAAATATATTTTCAAAGGGTCAATGTTTTATTGATATTTAACCGATTTTACCATTTTTTCTAGAATGGTAAAATGAGTATTTATTTTTTAACGGCGTCCATGACCGCGAGACACAAAACACCAGCTATGAAAAAGAGTACAACGTAATTGCACTCAGTCTCTTCTAAACCACCTGGGTTTGGAAGAGGTTTCACAGATGGCTTTTTCGTGACGGGTCGGCGCGGGGCGAGCTCCTCTGATTCGAAAGGAGCATAACCGATCATCTATATATTACTTAAATATTTAATTCCACGGATTTCTTTGGTCGCTTCCCACCTCTTTTTCCCTTCGCTGTGGGAGTCACTTTCACTTCCTTGACATCTCCCTCATTTTCGTCATCGATCGGTGTCTCGACAATATCCGAAATGGATCCATCATCGTCATCCTCCTGTGGTTGCGCTTGGGGCTGTGGTGCTGAAGTGGACATGGGTGGTGGTGGAGGCATCATAATGTTGCCCATCAAGCTCGAGATATCGACACCGGGTCCCTTCATTTCATATCGCTCACCCGGCGCGGTGGGGGCTTGTGCAGCCTGTTGGGATTTCGGCACCGTATTTTTAACGGCGTCCAACATCGTATTCGCAAGTCCTGGATTTTGCTTCATGATGTCGTTTACATTGGGCATGATCGATTTCATCATGCTATTCGTCAAGTGGAACATCATCGCGCTCCCACCCAACATCATGATGAGTTTCAGTTCAGGCGCGACGTGCATCTTCGTTCGATATTTGACGTACAATTCTTCGAACACTTCATCGTAATCTTCCACGCTGTCCATCACATTTTCTGACCAACCTTCCAGCTGAATCTCGAATGGATTGTATTTTTTATTTAAAAACTCGATCCCGGTACAACACGCCACCAGCATTCTCCTCGAAAATTTAATACTCTTATCTACATCTATACTATATGTAATTCTCTTTACTTCGGTTCGTAAATCATCTATGTTAGAATACGCGTTGAGACGCTTGTTGACCGTGAAGCCGCGTTTCTCTAATCGACCCAGCTTATTCACCAAGTCCGCCTTTTCTTCATCGATTGAGTTATACCCAGCCGACGGTTGTTCTTCCTGTGGCGCGGCGTAATCACCCATGCCGATTCCATCGTCAATAGGATCATCATACTCCCCGTAATCCACGGGTGCCTCTTCCATGGTCGGCTGAGGAATGGTTTGTTTGTTGGGGTTCGCGAAAGCACCGATGTCTTCCTGTGGCTGTTCTGAAAAGTTTTGCGCTGGTCGGAAGCTCACGGGCTTTGGGACTCTTCGAGCGCTGCGCGGTTTTGGTGGTTGGATACTGATCTCATCCATCAAGGCTTGTTCTGCGTCGTCGAGTTTCATGACATTGGTGGTGCTTCGATCTAGTACGATCTCGCCGTCCATTAATATGTATCTATAATCTAAATTAATTTCTTTAACGCACTTAAAAAAATCTTATATTATTATAAACATGTTGAACAATACCAACAGAAACACCCTCAAATCGATTGTCATATTATTCGTACTTTTGTGTATCTTAATGTCTTTCAAAACCACGGCTGAAAAGACCAGCAAGTACAGGCCACGACCAATCGAGACTCAGCCAGTGTCCGAAAAGTCTATATTTGAATTAGAGAATTCTCTTAAGTGCGCGCCGGGAAACCCAGGCTCCGGCTACTATAGCTCTAACAAAACACCAGGTGGCGTGTGTGGCGACCAAAAGGTCGTGTCTGATTCCGCGGATGCCCAGATCATCGGTGGGATCGGTGGGTCTTTAATTTAATCTAATCATATAGTAATATGAGTAAAGCTGGATCAACTTTGCCAGACTTCGAATACGAATATCACACTGTCGCCGTCGATACGATCGGACAGTCTAGTAAAAATAAATTTTCCGTGTATCTAGCGAACACGCTTGAAAACGTCGTCCAAGCTAAATTGTTAGCCGCGCGAATCGATACATCCGGTACGAATGTGTGTCACGTATCGATCGATCAACTCGACTCGAATTATTCGCAGCGCGCGACGAGCACCTTCAACGGACAGGGTTCAATGTCGATGATCAACAAATCTTTTGGTTCGCTCATTCAGAATGGATCGAATCCGATTACTTTCAGGGATAGCTATGACATTGAGCGGGAGTACGCGACCCCGATCCGAAAATTGGATCGCTTAGACATATCTCTTTTGAAGCAAGACGGCGCTGCTATCACAAACGGTGGTGGTGAAAATGTTTTCATATTTAGGTTCGCGTGCAAGAAGAAGAACATGCCATTTACAAATTAATTCATAAACTTATAAACCTGTAATGCTATAATTCGATAAAATTATAAAATTACTCTATTATAAATGTCGTCAGGTGTGGTTCAACTCATTGCCGTCGGCGCTCAAGACGAACATATCATCGGTGAACCCGAGATAAGTTTCTTTTCCTCGACTTTTAAACGACATTCTAATTTTTCTCAGTCGATTTCAAAGTTACACATCCAAGGTGCTGTGACGAACGATACGCTCTCGACGATTCAGTTCGACCGCGCAGGTGATTTATTGGGATACGTGTATTTCACCATTTCGCAAAATGGCGAAGCTGTGTATTCACACGATTGGACACAGGTAGTTAAAAGTGTGGATCTGTATATAGGTGGTCAAAAAATTGATTCACAGGATGCTATTTTTACAGAAAAAATTGCGATCGATACGTTCGCTCAAAATGTTTCGAAGAGTTCAAACGGACCACACCCTGGTGTGAGCTCGAGTTCATATTTTTACCCATTGAGATTCTTCTTCTGTGAGGGTCCACAAAACGCTCTTCCTCTGATAGCTTTGCAATATCATAACGTTGAAGTTAAAGTTAGATGGGGTCCAAGTGCCGGTAACTACGACGTTGAAGCTTTTGCAAATTATTACTATTTAGACAACGAAGAACGTGGTAACATCGCGTCAAGAAATAGAGACATGCTCATCACACAAGTCCAAAAGAACATCCCATCGGGAGAGAAAACGCAAGAACTCATATTTAGTCATCCGGTAAAGTATATAGCATCTACGGATACGACATCGACCGGTGCGCTCGTCTCAACTGACAATAAAATTAAGCTTGAAATAAATGGGTTAGATATTGGAGAATTTAGGTACGCGAAGCCGCATTTCATCGACGTCGTCAACTACTATCATACGAGTTTCGTGACGTCGCCTGATTTCTTTTTACACTGCTTTTGCCTCTCAACGAGCTCACTACAGCCAACGGGTACGTTAAATTTTAGTAGGCTTGATAATGCTAAAATATTGAGTGATACTAAAAATATAACAGATCCGATCTACGCTGTAAACTATAATATTTTAAGAGTCGAAAATGGCATGGCAGGATTGTTGTACGCAAATTAAAAATGAAAACTAATATTAAATGGTGAAGAATTCAAGTGTGAATCAACCTACGGATAAAATTCGTTTAGGAATCCACTCAAATTCGGAACAGCCAGCAAACTCTATCGTGTTTAACGCGTCAAAAGAAAAACTCGCACATGTGAAAAACAATGGACTTTATGTTGCTCCAATACGAGCAGACGAAGGTTCAAATCTTTTGGCATATAATCCTCTCACGAAAGAAATTGTGGATATCGGTGGTCAAAAATTAAAACTCAAGCACCTCGAAGTCGAAAATCTAGAAGTCGAAAATAAAACGATCAAAAATGAAAAATTTAAATTGTATCCGATTCTGGATATCGCTGAAAATTCTTCAAATAAGGAGACGGGTATAACAATACATAACGACAAGGGAGAGGTCAATATTTTAAACAGTCAGGGGGGAGTTAAAATTGACTCTGATTTAGAAGTTGATGGTAAGATCAAAGCGTTATTATTAGAAGGCGATGGTGGGCTCTTATCGAATCTACAGATTCAAACAGAAGTTCGTCAACATTTTGACAATATTTACGTTCGAAACGAACTTCACGCGGATGGGCAATATTTACGAAATATAAAAAAATCACAAATCATTGATTTTGAAAATAATTCACACGCGTTCGATGAACTCGCGGTATCTAGTTTAGATATAAAAAAATCTGTACACGCGGGTGGAGACGTATATTGTACGAAATTGTATGGTGACGGTTCTCACCTTACGGGAATTCCAAAAACTGAGTGCGTAGAAAAAATAAAAAATTCGATCGATACGCGGGTGAGTGAGATAAACGACAATGTCTCAAATATTGTGAAACCGATTCAAAATCAAATAGCTTTGAATAAAGATGATATATCAAAATTCAAACCGGTGATGGATGATGTGAATCAATTAAATTCAAAAATAACTGAAATCCACGATATAAAAACCGACCTACAATCTATACATGATATATGTGATTCATATAAAAATTCTATTCTTCACGCGGAGGGAGTCACAGAAAAAAATGAACAAAATATAAATAAAATTAACGCGACTCTAGAAACATTTGTCAGTGAAAGTGAGTACCACAATTTGAAATCTGACGTGTTCACACAAAACGATAAAATTGAAAGCACGTCGAATCAATTGACCCAATCGCTCGAAAAATTAAATTATATCTGTCAAAAAATCGAAGATTCGGACAAGGATAAAATTAACTACGCGAGGAGAGATGATTACGTTCAAATGAAATTAGACCTCAATTCTCATCAAAAAATGCTTGTTTCAACAATAGACGATGTCGAACGAAAACATAGGACATCCGAGCAATACTATACTAAGACGAACTCAATTTTAAAAGAAATAATCGATCTCAATGAAAAAATAAAAATTAATAGGGATACGTGTGGTGATATAATCAATACAAATAATTTAAACGTGACTAATTTTCAAGTTAAAGTTCAAAAAACGAATCTCGCGATCAATGATACGAATCGCGCGATCGATGAACATCAAAAAATTCTCGACGCGCACCAAGCTCGAGTAGAAGAATTAGAAAACACGAAATCGTTAAAAACAATTCCACACTCGATCAACGTCGCGAGTAAACTAGCGAAGACATCTAGACTAGGTGAGATAGAAGCCATCGAGGTCTCCGCGCCTTACGGAAAATTAGCTGACATTTGTGGATACACGAAAGCGAATAACGGCACGACG